GAACAGGCCCGCGCCGAGAACGGCACCAACGCAGCGCAGGATGGGGGAGCGCCGCCAGTTGCCGTTGATAAATAGCCCCGCCATTCGCATGATCGCTATGACGGTCAGAGGCACGGCTAAGGCCACCTCATCAATGCCAAGCTGGCGGAATGCGGCGAATGCAACGCTGGTGGCAAGGGTATCGCCGGGGAGCGCCAGCGTCAGGGCAAAGATCAGGATGATAATGCTATTTTGCCATTCCATCCCGCGCCCATGTTGGAGAAACGTGTCAGCCATGCGGGTCATTTCAGCCATCCCTTGCGGCATCCGGCCTCATGGCCCAGCACAACGTCTGTACCCGGCTCGCCTACCGCGTCTGGCGTCTCTGGGTGCTGCTCAAGCCCCGCCCGCAACCCCTGAATAGAGCGCGTGTATTTCTCGCCACAAAATGCGGCGTCACTCACACCCGCGCAGCCTGACAGTCCAATGAGCGTCAGCGCAATTATCAATCGCATCTGAAATATCCTTCTCGCGTTCAATTTGGGTTTCACGGTTGCTGTTGCGGGCATCCTTGCCGCCGAGCCAATACGCCGCGAAAACGATGGCGCAGAGGGCCACCACCACGACGACAACGCGGGTCACGTCTTGCCCCCCCGCGCCTTGGCAATGCGGGATGCAATGAAGGTGCCTGCGAAGGTCAGCCCGCCGCCAATGATGGTAGCGAGGTCGTCTAGGTTGACGGTCAGGGTGCCTGCGCCTTCATCAAAGGACGCCCAGCCCATGCCAGCGATAAACGCGGAAAACGCGTAGAGGATCATTCGGATTGCTAGGGACATGCTATTTCCTTCCAAAGATGGATTGGAGCGCTGCGACGATTGCGGCCCACAGAGAGGGCTTGCCGGGGATTTCGGTTGCCGGGGGCGCGGTGGGGGCCGCAGGGGTCAGGAAAAGTTCACGCTCTGCCTCACGGCGGCGCACCAATCCGCGCAAAACCTTACCGCCCGCCTTGCTCCACATCAGGATCGCATCAGCCGCGCCATGCTTGTCGCCTGCATTGAACTTGCGCAGGGCGGTGGAGCGCTTGAACGCAGAAGGCCCAATGTTGTAAGCTAGGGAAACAAACGCGCCGAACTCGTTTTCATTGATAGGCGCGGTAATCGCCGGACGGATATCAGCGGCGAATTTCTCAACGCCACGGCGCAAAAACTCGGTCGCCTGTGCCTCGCTGATCTTCATTCCCGGCTTGGGGTCGATACCAACGCCAGCGCGGCCCGTTGTGCCGTAGCCAATCGTCCATGGATCGCCCCCTGTCGCGGGGTCTGGGTATGCTTCCGCGCGAAAGCCCTCGAACCTCTTGATGAGGTCGAGCGTTGCTCGGTTTACTGTCATATGTCACCTGTTATTTAGGAAAGCGCCGCTCATAGCTGCTGCGGCAGTGGGGCCAATCATCGCGCCGAAAGAACCCGTCGAAGATAAGCACCCACACCCACCACAAGCCCCGGTCACGACGCCACCACGCATAAGCGCAGAGCGTCATGTCCCAGCCCGTCAGCCAGCGGCAGAGGCGGCGGCTAACGGCTTCACATAGGGGGAGCATTAGGCGAAGATGGAGGGGAAACGCTCCGCCGCCGCGCCCGTCAGCAAATTCAACGTGCTTGCATCAGTCCCGCCAACATACTCATTCACGACAAAAAGCTGCGCGATTGAGGAATTGTCACCATCCAGAGCCAAGGCGGGCGTTGAAAGCGGGTCGTAAGTGGAGAACATCGTTAGGCGGCTATCAGTCAGGCCCAAGCTGTTGACGAATGTGTTGCCCAAAGTCCCATCCACCCAGACCTTTAATGTCGTTGCAGAAATATCGTAGGAGACAACAATATGGTGCCAATCTGCCGTAGTAGCGGGTGCATCACCAATGACAGTAACAGTGCCGGAGCTATTGAATTTTTGCAACCGCACAAGATCGCCAGTGCGGAGGGCGATACCGAAGGCCCCGCCGTTACTCCCGGCAATCCCCGCGATACCGCCGCTCGTATTTGTTGAAGCCTTACCGACAAACGAGATCGTCCAGTCACCTGTCCGATTCACGATCCCGCTGTCCGTATAAAGCCCGCCAACCGGGTCGGAAGATTTCGCCTTGTAATGCGGCGCATCATCGGGGCCACCACCCTCAACGAAGCTAGGGAACACCCCTGCCACAGTTGGCCCTGCATAAGATGGCACGTCGCTTACACCCGCCTTGGTATTCGCGACCCCGCCAGACTCAATGGCATTGAGCCACGGCGCTGCCATAAATGAGGTATTGCTGTTCAGCAGAAGCGCCCGCTCTGAGGGCGTCAGCACCTTATCCCCCGCCCCAGAGAACGCCGCGTCTGCAATTACATTTACAAGTGTTTTGGTTGCCATTTTCCGGTTTCCTTAGATGTCCATTGTGAAGGGGAGAAGCCAATCATTCGAGGCAACTGCAGAGCCTGCGAGGGCGTGAGTAACAGTGCCGCGCAGGTTGCCCCGCGCCCCGTTTGTGTTATCGCCAGAATACGCGCCGGACCCGCTCTCGACAGCGTATCCCACCCGCGTTGCGCCGACGCTTGCGGCAGATGCCAGGGTCAGCGTGATAGATTTGCCCAAGGTAGATACAGCAGTCACCGCAATATCACCTGACGGCGTTTCGACGCTGAACCCCTTCGAGGCACCAACGTCCGAAACAATATCGAATGTAGTATCTATTTCGATGTTTCCGCCAAATGGAACTGCGCAATCCAGCCGGATAGAGGTGCTTGAAAGCCACTTGTGAGAGATGACTTGAACAGGCTGAAACCCCGTTCCGTAATAGCTGGCCAACGCGGCGCGTCCCATCATTTCACCAAGGCGTCGATAGCCCGTCACGGTCGGGTGATTCCCGTTGGGGTTTGCCGTAGGTTCAATTTCGACAGCGTAGGTGGGCGCGGCCACGACAAACAGGTGCGGGGCGCGGCGGGCGGCTTCTTGACACGCAGCCTGCCAAGGCGTCATGCGCAACGACCCGCTGTAATAGCTGGCACTTGTGCAGTGCAAAACCGCTACGCATTGCCTTTCTTGACCGTATATGATCTCGGCCATCTCCTGATGGTCTTGCCGCCATCGCATGATGTGACCAACCGTTTGCTCAACTGTTGCATTCTGTGCCGCATCCGCCTCTCCTTCGTGCATGTGTAAAACAGACAAAACAGGCTTGAGGTTTTCCAGTTGCGCGAAATAACTAACCTCTCGGAAAATGCGCAGGCTTTCTCGCCATCTGCTAGAACCGCGCATAAGTTCAAAATAGGGTTTGCCCCCAAAGGCCGAGACTGTTGCGACCATTTTGGGCGACGACCCAAGGGCGGATTCCAGAGCGCCGACCATATAGTTCACCGCAGACAGCACCGGAGGCTCATAGCCGGAACTGGCGACAAGATCACCGAACCCCTCAGCAGGCTGCCCTAGAGGCATAACGCCCGGTGACAGCATAAGGGCGACACCAGAATGCAACGCCGTTGTGGAATATTCTGTAGCCACCGAACCCTGCGTGAAACTCTGCCCGATAGCATGGTTGTGGTGTATCTCACGCTGAACCACCGCCGCGAGGCTTGGGTCGGTCGTGTAATTAGTACCCGTGTTCAGAACGTAATAAGGCGCCCCCCCTGTCCCGGTGCGCCCCCCCGCATCCATTTTGACTTCCCGGCCTGCTAATTTAGTTGTGAATACCTTTAGGCTTTCGACCTTCACCCGCCGTCCTGCATAGTCAACTTTTACGGTTTCTGTCTGTAGAGACGCCCACACGAAAAGGCTTTTTGTATAGTCTATCGCCTGCTGTTGTGCATTGCTGACTGGCTTGTCCGCGTCGGACGTGTTGTCGGCATTTCCGAGACCGATCTGAACCTTTGTAACGCCGTGGGGGTTGGCAGAATTATTGACGTGCAGCGTGAAAGCCTCCTCCTGCGCATCCAGATCATCTATGATGGCTTGCAGCGCAGAAGGATCACCCAGCGTCTGCGCCACTTGGATCAGGAGCGTCCGCAAGTCGCGCTTGGTAATTGGCTTGCGGGAGGTGGAACGGTCGCCAACAGGCAGATCACCAACGCCCCCCTGCCCGTCTCCGGTGTAGCCCTCAAAATCCCGCAAGATGCGGTTTACATCGTCAACAAATGGCATCAGTTGCCCCCATGCAGAAAAGCCCGCCAAGGCGAGCAAAGTTTAGGAATTTGTGTTGTTTTAGGTTGTGGTGATGTTGGCAGGCCCAGCCGGGGAGCCTTCGACGCCCGACACGTTGGCCGCTGCGACCCAATAGTTGTATTCAGTTGCCGCCGTGATTGTGTCGTCGGAGAACTCAGAGATTTGCCCCGATACGCCGCCAGTTGTGCCGACTAGGGCCGCGTCACCGAATACAGCCGTTTCGCTGCGATAGATGCGCAACTCATGGAATGAGCCAGTCGGGTTGCGCCAGTTTAGGTTGACGCGCCCGGTGCCGTTGGATGCGAACAACTCAGAAGGTGCGTCCGGTGCCGTGGCGTCGATCTGCACCGTGATAGTGCCGAGGTTTTCCCACTCATCCGGCTCATAGAAAACGCCATCAAAGCGAGCTTGCGCGTTATAGTCTCGTCCGTCCTCGACCGCGCCGGATTGCGCCGTGTATCCGGTCGCCTGCATATCGATCCATGGGCCATAGACGGTTTCTGGGATGCCCTCGCTGCCGCCATCATCATAGGTCGATGTGCGGTATTGCGCCTCAACCACGATATCGTTGCGGCCTGCGATTGGCACGGCGTCCACCTCAAGAACCGCGATGCGATTGCCTGCCGATGCCTGCACCACTCGCTGAGAGAACACCGCCGAGATTTCCGGCGCTTCGCTATTGCCCGATGCGGGCAGCGGCGTAGGCGGGTCGCCCGCTTCTTCTGGAGTCCATTCACCAGATGCCCGATCCACCTTTGCAAGATCAATCCGGCACTGCAATTCAATCGGGTCAAATTCGTGGTCTAGCACCTCGTATTCGCCTTGGATCACTCGCCCCGAACCGTCCTCCGGCTGGTAGTCCAGCAGGATCGTGTGACGCTGCGCATGTTCACGCGGGAAACGTGCCTTTAGCCCGACAAGGTTGGTGATGATGGATACCTTGGCCCGGTTGTCGTCGTGAAACTGCTCCTTAGCCAAACGCCGCGCCTGCGCACGGTTTGGACACATCGACAGTTCGTATTCCTTGACGATTTCGCCTTCAATTGCCAGCCGCGTATCGTCGCGCCACGGATCAACCTCCGTGACCGTGTATTTCTGCGAAGCATCCATGTGCAGCACCCGCAGGACGTTGTAGCCCTCGCGCTCACTGATTGCCTCGCTGGTCTGAATTTCCTTAATGTCCTTTGCCGTGATTGTGCAGGCAGGGGTGCCGAAGCTGCCGCCGATCAGGCCAATGCGCCCGTCCTGCATCTCATAGGCGCGGATACCGGAACTTGCGTGCATCCGGTCCAGCACGTCCGACGGTGGCTCATCGAGCGTCCAGTAGCCCCAAAGGCGCAGGCGTGGCGCGGTGCCGCCTTCAAGCTGCGGCACGGCTTCATCGGACACGTCCGCCATCGCCGAGACGCTATCCCAATTGATATCTGCCGGGTCGATCTTGAACCCGTCCTCATGGGTGAGGAAATGCGACTGTACCAGCGCGGCGTTATCGGCATATGCGGTAGAAACATCTCGTGGGTCATAGACCGCCTGCCCGTGGATCACCCATTGCAGCGTCGTATTGTAGGACTTGGGGAACACCTTGGAAAAGTCATTGCCCTTCGGCGCTTTCATCTGCGCGAGGAACGTGGCCTGATTGGTCAGCTTCCGGTCGGCATCCCATGTGGTGAACTCTGCAATAAGGTCAGCATAATCACCTCCAAGCGTAGAGCCGTCGCGGGTCTGCACGTTGACATATTCCGACAGCTTGCCCGCCTCCACGTCGCCGCTTGCGTCCAGCGTGACCGCCTCACTGTCTACCCAGCACTCCTCAAAGCTGGTGATTTCGCCGTGCGATACCATGACAAGCTGGTAAAGCACCCCGTCTTTCACCTCGAAGAACGCGCGAATGCCGCCCGCGAGGTTTTCACCGACATAGATGCGGCGCGGGGCCGATGCCTGACTGATAACCGCTTGGATTTCGCTCTGCGGGATACTCACGCTTGGGGCCAATGCGCGGGAAATGGCGCTCAGGGCCAGCGAAACAGCCGCGTTTGCCACGGCCACCCCGATAGACGTAGCGGTTGCGATAGAGAAGCCCGCCGCCGCTGCCAGATAGCCGCCCGCGTAGGCGATAGCGTTTACCGCAATCCCAATAGCTGTGAAAATTGCCATTAGTCTACCTTTTTAACCATCTGGACCTCGGCCACCGTGTAGCCGCGCCGCTCAAGGATGCGCTGCGCTGCGCCGCCTGCCGCACTCATCTTGATTAGGGTCGCGCCCTGTTCTGCGGCCCATGTCTCGAAAGCCCGCAAGAGCCGCAGGCCGCTGCGGTCAGAGGCAAACCAGCCCAGCTCGAAGGCCACTGGCGCGGGACTGATAACCGTCTGCATGATCCGTCCCGCGATGAATCCGCCAGCGGATACGAAAACCACGCCCTGAGGGTTGCGCAGCAGGCCCATCAGCGTTTCACCGGCTTGCAGGCGGCAAACGCGCTGAGGTCCTCGCACGGATGCCGCAAGCGCTTCCGTCATGTCTATAAGGGCGGGAATATCCGCCTCGGTCGCCGGACGGGTTCGCGAATCGCTCATAGCGTGCAATCCTCTCGGGATTGTATTGATGGAGATTGCAATGAAATTGACGCTTGAAGGGCTAGGCCCTGACATTTCCGTAGAGATGGATCACGTCGAACCCGGACTAAGGCGGGCAAAGTTCGACCTCATGACCGAGAACGGGATTCATGAGGGGGCAGGATCAGCTTCGATATCGGTGATCATTTCCCTCGCAGATACTGTTGATCTGCAATCTGCCGAGAAAGACGCTCGAAGAGCCGTTGCTCGATTTTTGCGAAAAGCAGCCGATACGCTAGACGACGAATGAACATTTCCTGATCTCCTTTAAGGTGTGGTTGAGTTAACTACCGGGAACCCATGTGATGGCTTTGTCTTTTAGGCCCGCGATGAACGCCATGCCGGTATCGCCAGGGAACCGCGCCCGCTGGTCTGCATCCGTCCAGCGTCCGAAAGGTGGCTTGCCCTGCCGAGATAGCCGCCCGTAGGCTTCCAGTTCGATCACCCGGCTATCTGCGGAGGACGTGCTGCGCATGTCGCGCATCTTGCCTTGGAACATGCTGATAGGGTCGCCAATGAGCCGCCCTTGGTGTTCCCCGTCCCGCTCAACCGTGCTGAAAAGCTGGTAGAACAACTGGCAGCGGCGGTTGTTTACTTCGGTCGCCTGATTATCGCACCGCGCCACCATTTCCGGCGATGCTGCGGGGATTTCAAACCGCACCATGCCCGCACTCATGCCGTATGTGAGGCTCATAGCCCCGATCTTGATAACGTCGCCCGTGCCTTGATACTCAACCCCGCCCGCTGTCAGCGGCCCATAGCCCAGCCACCAGTTTTGCGGGTTGGTGGCGAAGTCCATCTGGCAGAGGATCGTGCAGGCCACATCACCGCGCCGTAGGTCTTCGTCGGGAATGTCGTGGATGCTCATGTGTAACCT